TACCAAGTAGATGTGTGGGCACCAAGCTACGCATGGGGCATAGAGAACGTAGAGAAAGCTTACGGAACCTACGCTTGGGTTACCGTTATGCGATGGGGGTGGTGATGCCTACTCCCAATGGCTTGATGTTACCGTCCGAGTTCGTTGACCAGCAACTAAAAGCGCGAGGAATAGAGGGCTATGTCGATCCCACAACAGGACTCTTTCTTACCAGTGATAATGAACAAGCCAGGGAGCTACTTGCTGCACGAAAGATACACCCCAGGAAGTATACTCCAGCCAAGAGAAGACGCCCCCAAGGGTAAGATCTGGTGTAACCACTGCCTTCAGTATCTGCAAATTGGTACTGAGTCAGTGAGCCACCAGAATCTAGTGCGTCCATCTGCTGCCTGCGTGGAGTGCAGTGCGTGGATGTTCTTGGACGAGCAGGTCCCGATGCCTCATGCGTACAGGTGTGCATCCGCAGGTGGCGATAAGGTACAATATACTATGGGCGGCAGCCAAAGTAGAGCAACCAAGGCACCGTCTCGTGATGCTACGCAAGAGGAAGCAGCGTCTTGGCCCCATGAGTAAATACGTTCACCTACACAACCACACAGAGTATAGCGTGCTAGACGGGCTATCACGCATACCGGATCTGGTCCAGAAAGCCAAAGATGATGGGCAGTCAGCTCTCGCAATTACAGATCATGGACGCATGTCTGGAGTTCCTGAGTTTTACCAGGCGTGCCGAAAGGCTGACGTTCGACCTATTGTGGGGCAGGAATTCTATCTTTGCGATGACTGTACTGACCGTACCAGAACAGTTGATCCTGAGACCGGCAAGAAAGAGGGTCCTAGGCGGCACCATCTGGTACTGCTTGCTCGTGACAGACGAGGGTACGAGGTACTGTGCGAACTTAGCAGTACCGCGAACGATCCTAGCCACTTCTATTATAAGCCTCGTGTCGATTATAGTACGCTGGAAGCAATACCGCGGAAAGACCGACGACACCTTATCGCCAGCTCGACTTGTCTCAATGGTCCAATACCGCAGCTAATCCTAGCCAACCAGAACGCTACGGCCCTCCAGTATGCTCAGTATTTCAGGGAACTGTTCCCGTACTTCTATCTCGAGCTACAGCGGCATGACTATAACCTGAAGAACACTGGCGACAGGCGGGCTAACGATGACCAGGAGAAGGTCAACAACAGGCTTATCAGGTGGCACGACAAGTACGGGTTCCCACTGGTCATCACCAACGACAGCCATTACGTTGAAGCATCGCACCATTCGGTACACGACATATGGCTGGCATGCCAGACGATGTCCCTTTGGAGGGATTCGACCAGATTCCACTTTGATGGCTCAGGATATCATCTCAAAACAACGTCTGAAATGCGAGCACTCTGGGCAGACCAACCCGCAGTATGGGCAGCTAGCCAGCGCACTATACGAGAGTACACAGACGATATACAGCTCAGTATCCCAGAACTGGAGCAAAGAAGCTGGCACATCCCAGTTGCTCCAAGAGAGAATACGGAAGTATCGTCTGCTGACTATATGCGCGCAATCTGCGAAAAGAGGTTGCGAGTGCTGGAGAGACGTGGAGGGCTGGCAAAGGATATTGAGACGTACCGGACTCGTCTACAATACGAGCTTGGCGTCATCTTCGGCAGTACGTTCGAAGAAGAGTTTCTTATTGTTCGCGACTATATTGATTGGGCTAGGTCTCGTGGGATTCGTGTCGGCCCTGGCCGTGGCAGTATGGCGGGGGTACTCGCAGCCTATCTTATGGGCATTGTTGATGTGGATCCTGTGCGGTATGATCTTATGTTTGAGCGTGCTCTCAATCCGGCGCGCCCAAGCCTCCCGGACTTCGATGTTGATTTCCCGCACAGCAGGATCGAAGAAGTCGTCAAATACCTACTTAGCAGATATAATCAAGCACCGTACCAATCCCAACGAGTAGGTACGTTCGGCAGGGGTGGCCCACGGAGCACAGTACAACGCATCCTGGGGGCGTTGGGGTATCCGCGCAACGAGCAATTTGCGGCAAGTAAGTCTCTGCCAGATGCAGCACTCATCGTCAACCTGAAGGCTAGTGGCGACCTAAAGGAACTGCTTCAAGACGAGCATCTACACCCTGTACTAAAGGGGGCTATGGTTAGTTACCCTAGCTTTTATGAGTGGGCTACGACAGCTCAGGACCTCATCACAGGCGAAGGCAAGCATGCTGCTGGCATAGTTATTGCAGACCAAGCGTTCGACCTACGCAAACTGGTCCCAACGATGATGGTTGGGCGTGGACAGGGGCGTGGTCAAGCGGCTGTAGTGACTCAGTATGATATGGACGGTCTCAAGCGGCTAGGTGTGGTGAAGTTTGATATCCTGAGCCTGACTACACTGGATGTCATACAAGACTGCATTGATCTGATAGGGGAAGATCCATTTGCGGAGATGTATGAGTACGAGGATCCAGCGGTTTGGGCCACTCTCAATAGAGGTGCGTGCTCGGGAGTATTCCAGGTTGAAGGTGGTACTTCCAGGCAGGTTGTTCGAGATTTACAACTCCAGAGCTTTGAGGACCTTATTGCTGTCATGGCCCTCGGGCGCGGTGGTGCTAACCAGTTCGTGGAGCAGTATAGAGAAGGCCGTGATGGTGCAACTACAGACCTCAGGCGTAGGCTACCAGACAAACGGCTCAGGCGTATCTTACCGCAGGGGGTTGTTCTATATCAGGAACAAGTCATGGAGATTGGACTTCAAATCGGAGGATTCGATCACCACCTTGTAGACGAGCTGAAAGAGGCCATCAAGTATAAGAAGGGTGACATATGGGACGAACTCAAGCCACTGTTCTTCAATGGGGGCGAACTCTACGACAAGCTCAGTGGCAAATCCAAGGGAGCAGCCCAAGGGGCATTGCACAACGGTTGCACCCTAGAAATAGCCACAAAGATATGGGACATGATATGGAACTACCGAGGGTACGGCTTCAACCGCGCCCACGCGACAGCATACGCGAAACTAGCGTACCAGACAGCGTGGCTCAAGACACACTATCCAGCACAGTTTTTCTGTACCCTGCTGAGCTATGCCAATAAGGATGACTACCCTGTCTACATAGACGAGGCGAAGTTATTCTTTGGACTTAGCTTCCTTCCACCCGACGTAAACAAGTCAGGTTCAGGATTTGTCGTGGAAGGTAAACGTGGCATCCGCTACGGCCTGACTGCTATAAAGGGTGTAGGGGTTACAGCCTGCGCTGAGCTAGTAGAGAACAGGCCATTCACCTCCGAGGAACATTTGAGGAGGACAGTAACACGACGAAGATGCAACGTCCGCGTCATTGAACTATTACGCAGAGTAGGTGCCTTTGAAACCATTGGCACACAGGGAGACGAAGACCGAGGACAAACCGAGCTTGAACTTTTGGGTACGTATGTGACTAGCCACCCCATAGATCAATACCGCGTTGTTCTAGACCGCAAGGTTCGCAGGCCCTTGAACCTGAAGTCCCTAACAAGCTCTCAGGATAAATGGTGTTGGGTTGGCGGGCAAGTGGATAGGGTACGTGAAATCACTACGAAGAATGGTTACAAGATGGGTTTCGTCCAGGTCAAATACGACGGGTTGGGTACCTGGGACGTGGTGGTGTTTCCGAAATGGTGGGAACAACATGGCGCTAATCTGTTCAAAGGACGAGTCGTTCTGGTGTATGGCAAGCGACAAGTTGACAGGAACAGCATTGTGTTCGAAGATGCGAAGTACCCGATACCGAAGTAGAGGAGGAATGTACTGATGATGTTAGATTTTCTGAGGAAGCGCAGAGCAGTTGCGCCACTGCATCGCTGCTTCACGTGTCTAGAACCCCGCACGGAAGAGCAACTGAAGAAGGTGGTCTATGAAGTCGAAGTCTGCCACACTTGCGCCCACACAACTAGCGGAAGTGCAGACGATATTGCAGAAGAGGTTCGGGAAGCAGGTGCTCTTCCGCGCATCGGACCCGAAGTTCCAGATCCGGAGAATCTCGACTGGGATACTGACTCTGGATTTTCTCTTGGGTGGCGGGATCGCATTGGGTCGTATAACCGAATTCTACGGCCAGTATGCAGCCCTGAAGAGTCATGCCTTGTACAGGACAATAGCGCTGGCACAGCAGGCGGGACTCAACTGCGCCTTGATGGATGCGGAGCATAGCTTCGATCCTCTGCACGCGGCCCGCCTGGGAATAGACCTGAGCGCGCTCACTATGGTTGGCGACCTGGAAGTGGGCGAGGAGATAATCGATGTTGGTGAGACACTCATACGCTCAGGTAAATTCGAAGTAGTTGGGGTGGACAGTATAGCCGCACTGGTACCAAAGGACGAGCTGGAGGAATCCGCAGAGGCTTCCCAAATGGGTAAAATGGGGAAGCTAACCAGCAAGATGGCGCGCAAGTGGAACGCTGTAAACTCTGGCGGAACTGCTGTCGTCTTGATAAACCAGGTGCGAGAAAACGTCGGGGTTCACTATGGCAACCCAGAAAAACCCGTCGGTGGAAGAGCGTTTGGTTTCTTTGCTTCTCAACGTGTCGATTTTCGAAAGGGTGAGGCAATCAAAGGAAAGACCCGCAAAGTTGAAAACGGTAAGGTCGTTGAGAAAGATGGTACTATTGGACGTGTCGTACGGGTCCGCGTTGAGAAGGACAAAACGGGCGCGAACGCGGAAAGAGACGGTTCTTTCCGGTACCTTTTCGAGCTACGTGCGGTGGATCGATACAGCGAACTACTACAACTAGGGCTGGAAGTCGGTGTAGTAGAACAAACTGGCCTCCGCTACGGTACCAAGTGGACACCACCTGCGATGCGCTTGGCCTTCCTCAACAAGCTGGAACGCGAACCCAAGCTGGCACGTCTGCTAGAAGCGGCAGTGAAGATGCGAGGACAGAGTGGCGACTAAAGACATTGAAGTAGCACCCCAATCAGTGGTGCCAGCACCCGACCCTGGTGAAGTGCTGATCCAACTTACGTTGGGGCCTGAAGTCAGTGAGCAGATGGTCCAAGACCTTATGGTGGACATCACAGATAACCTGCAAACTGTCACTCACATGGTCAACCACGCTGATTGTACTGCCAACGTTCAGGGTGTTATACTTACCCATAGTGCCGACATACTACCCGCTATGACGGGCGATGTTGCACCGATTCCAGATCCAGATTGGCCAACGAATGCCTAGGAAACAAGAACCAAAAGACGACCAACCGATCGGTGATGCAGTTGAGGAATTCCTGCGCGGTTTGAGCACGACGCACGAAGGCGATCAAGTGGGGCAAGGGCTGGACGAACTGGCCCAGATGTTTCACATGTACTTCGAGAAATTGCAGGCGTCTGGATTTCACTACAGTAAGGCGTTTATCCTCGCGCGAGACTGGCATGGTATGTGGTGGCAGGCCAAGCTCCAGCACGAGATGATGCACATGCATCCAGCGCCTGACGATGAGTCGTCCTAAGTGGGCAGATAAGCCCACGAAGGATAACAAGCGTCACGAACAGGCATGGGCGAAAGCACGAGTGGGCCGTGCTCAGCCGTCATCAGGTAGATTCTGGCATGCCAAGTTTGACGTCAAGGACGACGAGCTACTAACGGACAACAAGGAGACCGAACGCCTATCATTTAGCATTCGCGTGGCAGACTGGAAACTGCTTCAACGTGCAGCTTCCAAAGAAGGTCTGGCACCATGTATACAGATTACCTTTCACCAAATAGAGGGTTCTCCTATAGACCTGGTGGTCCTGCCAGCCGAAATGGTCCATCGCCAAAATCTGGCCATCTCATGAATGATCATGATACTGCGCCCTTGGTCTGTCCGTCGTGCAATATTTCCATCTTGCCAGGGACCTCCCACGGGTCTCTCCAGGGATGCTACGACGCTCTCAAACAGTTTGTGGTCATGTGTCAGGACGACATCGAAAGCTCACGTATGCAGGGTTTCCAACATCCCACCCGTGACGAACTGATTCAAGAACTGGCCTACCTGGAAGATCAGTTTGAGAAGTTCGTGATCTACACTGGTGCGATTCAAGCGCGCATAAAGAACGCTCGCCGTGGTACACTGGTAGGGTAGTGGCAGGTTACCACAGACACTATAATCTACGCTGTATAGAGTGTGAGGTTATTGTCTACCCAAGAGCGACGTGTGTCATGTGGCGGGGACCGTCTGGCTGCACACTGCCTCAGATCATCATATGTCAGGACTGCTATGCAAGCGAGAGCGTTTCCAATACAGGGAGATCCCACGAGCATTCAAACCCTGAAGTGGGTATATATACTGCCCAAGAACATGCCAGTGGGGGAGCGCAGCACCTGGATCCACGAGATGTACGAGAGCTACTACCGCCTGATGTTTCTGACGAAGCGCAAGGTGTGGTTCAAAACCAAGGACACCAAGACGGAGCAGCGTATCATCTTGGTCCCAAGCCCGCACCTGTTGAGCAAATGTGACAGTATGTTCCTAAGAAAGAAGGGTTTCCCTGTCAAAACTGACGGGTGCAACAGGGACTCTTGCAGGCAGTGTAGAGATGTCTCCTGGCTTTGACATAAAGAAGTACCTGAAGAACAGGCGTGACCCGACTAAGATACTGACGCCCTTAGTAGACCAGTTTATGATCACCCAGGATTTGGGTGACTTTAGTAAGACGGAAGCTGCGTTCGCAGCCAAACTACTTCTGGCCCGTAAGCTACCGAGACAGCGCACTTACTTCAGCCCATCTGGGTCTAAGCGCTGCCTACGCGAGCAGATGCTTGCTATCAATGGTATGCCAGGGAAGATAGACGAGAACCCACGTACCAACAGTCTATTTGACGACGGCCACTGGCGACATCTTAGATGGCACACAATATTCCTGCGTATGCAACGGGCAGGGTACCTAACTGTACACGCGCAAGAGGAGCTTGTAGAGTATCTTCCGTGGTATGTGGCGGGCACACCTGATGACGTGGTGGAAATAGGTGGGGAAATTTACGTCATCGATGTCAAGGGTGCCAACGACGCTACCTTCAAGGAAGTGGAGAGAACGCACAAGCTACCAGAGCATCTACAGGGATACCGCTGGCAACTGCACAACTACATGCAGGCGCTCCACATCAACAAAGGGATCCTCTGGTTCGAGAACAAGAATACGCAAGAGTACTTCGAGCTGCCCATCAATCGGGACCCAGAGCTGATCGCACAGCTACGTGCTCAGTACAAGATCTTGCGTAAGCACCGTCAGGAAGGTACGCTGCCAGAGCACGGCTGCACTATGGATTCCAAGGGCCACGTTCAGCCTGGGGATCGTATGTTCGCTAATTGCCGTCAAAGCCTGAACTGTCTACGTATCACGCAAGCTGGCGGCTAGACCGTCCCAGCGGGTACAATGTAGGCATACATGGTTACCCTAGCTTTGTGGCAAAAGAGGTATTGGCTCCAGCTTTACAAAGAGCGTGAGAAATGGAAAGCCAAGAATCCTGGAAAATTCTACCCCACTAGAGACGCAACACTCGACCAGATTAGCAACTACACTTGCAATGTCTGCCTGGAACGCAAGTGGTACTACACTAACGGCAGCGACAAGGACGTACCGCAATACCATCAAATTGGAAAGAGGCATCTAGTACTCTGCCATGCCTGCTGGCACCTCAAGGGTATCTACAAGAAACACCAGAACCCCAAGACGTTTGAAGGTCTATCCGGTTGCAGGGTATGTCGACTTCAACTGGCGGAGAAGCTCGCTAGGAAGCGCAGTCGGGCACTTCCAAGAGAAGAGTATACCGTTGACCCAGGCAGACCAGGAGAAGCTCGTAACGGCACAACTGATAGCGAACCGGCGTGGGTTCGTCGTAGCACTGGTCTGTCCACACGACGGAAGCGTCGTTGAGACATTTAGGGGTAGCGACCTTCCGGATGGGGTGCTGGCTAGATGCCCCATGCAAGACTGCGGCAAGGAGTGGATAAATGCCGACTAAAGACCATACTAACCTCGCGGCGGTAGCCCCGCTGACCCCACGTATGATCCGCAGCCTGGAACTGGTTGTACCGCGCACCGAGTTACTTGAGACTCTGGCGCGCTTGAGCATACCGTTTCCGGCGCAGATGCCCGAGATAACTGAGGACAACGCATTTCCCAGCGACATCACAATGATTCAGCCGCGTGAGCTACGTGCGCTACAGTCGTATTGGGCAGCACAATTTGCACGAGTGAACGCATTGCTCGGGATAACTAGGGGTGAGAAGAAAGCGCAAGAGCGTATATTAGACAGATCCAAAAAGCGCCTCTTCCGCATATTTGCCCCCGAGCGTAGCAGCAAAGTCTACGTGGATGCACTCTGGGGTAAGGTGCAGGCGAGCAAGCGCATTGCCAACTTGGAGCGAGAGTTAGACAACCTTATCCGTTTGGAAGAAGCACTTGACGCCCTAACCAAAGACTTCCAGATGTACGTCAATGCCCTGGATCGAGAGAGCATGTGGCGGATGGCAGAAATGCGCGTTGCTTCAGGGCGGGGTGGCGGCACCTAGCTCACGGACTGCTCAAAACCTACTCAAAGCTAGATTGCAGGGGAGTAGTCTAGGCGGCTATAGTGGGTAGGTGTGCGGGTATTGGTTGCTTGTGAGTTTAGTGGTCGTGTACGTGATGCGTTTGCGCGTCGCGGCCATTTTGCTGTCTCTTGTGATTTGGCGCGTAGTGAAGCCAACCCTGGCTACCACTACCGTGGAGACGTGCGGGATATACTCCACGACGGCTGGGACCTTATGGTAGCGCATCCGCCCTGCACGTACCTAGCAATATCAGGCGCAGTGTGGTACCGTGCTCCTGGACGTCCAGCGAAGACACGAGAAGCACTGGCGTTTGTGCGAGAGCTAATGGCTGCGCCTATATACTATATCTGCATTGAGAACCCTGTGGGTCTCATAAGCACGCGCATTAGACTGCCAGACCAGATGATTCATCCCTGGCAGTTTGGCGACACGGAGCAGAAGAAGACACATTTATGGCTCCGGCACCTGCCCTTGCTGAGACCTACTAAGTATGTGCCCAAACGCTTCCAGACGCGCTTCTTCGACATGGTAACCAGTGTTGACAGAGGCAAGATACGAAGCGTAACTTTCCCTGGTATAGCCGAAGCGATGGCTGACCAATGGGGAGGTCTTAGTGTTTGAAGTGGAGGACCACATCCTGAAGAACAGCAACTACACTCTGTCCAAAAGCGGCCAGAGCAGAACGTGTGTGGTGTGTGGCCGTCCATGCTTCATCCTACTCACGTACTATCAGGGTATCAAGGTAACGCCCAAGCGATGCCTTGGTTGTGTAATCAAGTTTCCACCGGAAGGAGTGACGCTAGCATACAATGAGTTCCTCAGAAAGCGTACCTGGATCACAAAGCGCCGCTATCACCAATGGGGCCTCATGGCCCAAACCCCTGACCAAGACGTGTGGACCTGCGTGCATTGCAAGTCCACTCTACGTTCTCCTAAACTTGGAATCCCGGCGTCCCTTGGATGCCCTGAAGGGATTAGCGAACGTCATAGGCGAACATTCTGGGCACACAATCGTATACCTCGTGTTAGGTGCCCCCTCTGTGATGGAAGGGCGTCTCTTCTTAGAGCTCCACGGCTTATGGAAAGACGGCCGTCTTCAAAGTTCTTTCCCTGGACCTGCAGAACCTGCTTCGTACCATCCTGATTGGAGTAAGCCTCATGGCGTGGACAAGAAAAGGCTCAAGAAAAGCCTGGGGCCAGACCAAGGAGAACGAGATACGCAGGATAGGGGAGGAGCTCCCGTACCACCTGGTCGCGATACGGAGCAGCCAGAGCAGGTCGATTCTGGACAACGTGTGGATAGGTCGCAAGCTCTACGCGTTCCAGATCAAGAGGACCGACTCGCTTGGGGGCTACGGTAGTGTGCGTGCCATACTGCGGGGTATCAAGGCGGTTGTGACGCTCCCTGACAGCGTCGCGATATGTGCTGTGTACCACCGCAGGACATTAGGCCGTAGGGGTAAGTATCTGTACTGGCGGATCTTCATGTATGAAGAGGACTACCAAAAACTACGAGAGTGGGCAGGTGTCTTGGCGGATTAGCTCTTGCTTCGACTGTAAGCTGCTTCGTGAAAGAGGCGAGGGTTACTACTGTCCCGCGTTCCAGATACCACTGAGCTACGACATAGCCCGCACTATCAATGACTGTCAACGCAAAGTACCCTTTGACGAGAGGAGATCTGGCCGCGACAAATCCTTGGATGATTTGTATCAGCAGTGCTGCGAATATGCCACTATGGTCTTAGGACCGTTTACGGCAAAAGAGCTGGTACTGGTCACAACGTTCCAGAACAAGAACAGTCTATGGCAAATGCTAGAAGACCTGGTCAAGCAGGGCAGGCTGCGGAAAGGCAAGATGCGGATAGCAAATAGGTATGGTCATACCTATAAGTCCAACGTGTACTTCCCTGTTTGGCATACAGAAGTCTTAGCTGCTACAATGTAGGTAGGCACACAAAGCTATGACAATAACTGATATTCCCCAGGCATGGCACTTCTCGGCAGTGGGTGTAAACGACTACTACGCCGACATCTGTAAGACCCTCATGGCAAAAGGTACCGAGACCTCTCCAAGGGGTAAGACGACGAGGGAACTACACCCCACCACGGCTCTTATATTGGACCCACGAAAGCGTGTTACGACCTGCATGGGTCGAATGATCAATCTGCCGTTTGCCCTTGTTGAAGCGATGCATATTATCACGGGGCAGAATGATGCTCAGGCGCTGGCCTTCTACAACAGTAGCA